TAAAAATTTCAACCTTTTTTTCGACAAAATTTCAATATCGGCATTTTGTACAAAACATATGTACTTTTATTGTATATTCTGTTTCTACTGTTCTTTTTGTAAGCAATCCAATAAGGCTGTACCGTTTCCAGCCAGCCATTATACCCTTTTAATAGATTAACTGATTCTTTTAAGTTCTTCATCAAATAACTGCCCTGCTGATTTATACCCATGTATGCGCCTTGGATACTTATTTATCCACTCTTCCACTGCCTGTATTTCTTCCTCTGTCCGTCCGTCAAAATTTGTACCCTTTGGAACTCGGCGGCGTACCATTTTATTTGTTACCTCGTTTGTGCCACGCTCCCAACTGCTGTACGGGTGGCAATAATACATTTTGGTTCTTTTCCCCTCGCCTATCGCTGAACGCTCCAACTCTGCGCAATACGCAAACTCTGTGCCGTTGTCTACTGTGATACTCTTAAACACCGTCTTAAACATTTCGCCCCAGCGTTTCTCTAATCTGTCAACTGCTGCCACTACTGCCTCTGCACTGTGATCTGGCAATTTAAAAATAATTTCTGCTCGTGTCTTTCGCTCCGTGAGTGTCAGCAATGTATTTTTCGATTTCCCCCGCTGTCCTATTACGCTATCCATTTCCCAATGTCCGAACTCTTCCCGGTTGTTTATTGCTTCTGGTCTGTTTTCTATGCTTTCCCCTGCTTCTGCCCTTTTCTGTTTCTTTACCTTATTATATTTGCGCTTTTTGTTCTTCTTTACTGGCAAATCCTTATTTGTTACCTTTAAAAAGATTCCCTTATCAATATAGCTGTATACTGTAGTGGTGCATATTCTGGTTTGAAATTCTCCCCAGCGTCCCTCTGCTGTCAGTTCCCCTATGATTGCGTCCGGGCTGTAATCTTCATTTATTATTTTGTCCTCTATGTAATTTGCCAGCTTAATATCATTTCCTATCTTTAATTGTGTTCCTCGCACTTTTAAATTTTCCTCATATTTCCGTTGTGCAAGGTCTGCGCTGTATCTCATTTCTCTTGTATAATCACTGTTCAAATGTTCATATTGCCCACGCTTCAACTCGTTATAAATCGTACTGCGGTGTACATTTAAAATCTCTGCAATCTCTACAACCTTGTGCCCTGCATTATACAAGGCTTCTAATCTGATTCTATCATTGTGTTTTAATTGTCTGCTACCCTTTTGATTTGCCATGTTCCCGCCCTCTTTCGTAAAACAAGCCGCAGGCGTTGTTGTCCTGCGGCTCTCTGTGTGCTTTTTGCTATTTGCCCTGCAATATCTTTTCTACTATCAGCTTTTCAATGTAATGCGGGCAGCTCCGTATCCCGTTCTCCCAGTTTGTCAGCGTTCTATATGGTATCTCTAACCATTCCGATACCTCACGCCTGCTCATGCCCCGCTGTTTGCGTGCCTCTTCAATCGTCATTTTATCACGCCCCTTGATTTTCTGTTTTATTCCTGCTATATTTACATTATAGCACTTGGGGCGGTTAGCAGGATTGTTTAGGTATCCGCCCCTCGTGTGTTCCCTTTATTCTATTTTATTTTCTTACTTCTTCAAGAATCTTTTCTATATGTTCTACTGTATGTGTTTCCCCGTTTGTTCTTGCTACTTCTCTAATTGATACCAACATTGCTATTAAATCGGCTTTGCTCATTTCTTCGTTCTCCATTTTTAACTCCTTTCCTGCTGTTCCCTTGCTACAATTATATTATATACCCATTGAGTACATTTGTCAATCATTTTTTACTCATTGGGTGTATTTTTTATAAAGAAAAACACCATAACTATTGTTACAGTGTCCCGCTTTCGTCTGTCAGCCATTCCATGCTTACGCCCAACGCTTTAGAAAATATTTTCAATTCGTAATCTGTTACAATTCTTGTGCCCCGCTCTATCCGGCTTATCGAATCTCTTTCTATTGTAACCCCAGCTACCTGCATACGTGCTGCTAAATCGCTTTGTGTAATTCTGTTTTTCGCTCTCGCCAACCTTATGCGTTCCCCACATAAATTATCTTTCCCTTTGTATGCGTATATTTTCATTCAGTACGCCCCTATCGTCTTTGTGTTAATAATCAGAATTTTTCTTGACTTTACCACATTTCAAAAGCATAATTGTGTTAAAGGTCAGCATGACTATAATTTTCAAACGAAAGAGGGTATTTACTATGTTCATTTCTATCGGTATTGATGAAAACGGGAAACCTTTTGTTGCTACGTCTGATAAATCAGAAAAACCCAGCCGCCCAAATAAAGGGCACAGCCTCATTGCCGCACCAGATACTTATACGGTAATCGACATTGAAACAACCGGGCTGGACTCCCGTTATTGTGAAATCATCGAACTATCCGCACTGCGCTACTCAAACGGTTCTTTAGTTGATTCTTTTACTACTCTTGTTAAACCCACCGAACCTATTGACAGCTTTATAACCGAATTGACCGGGATAACAAACGATCTGGTTGCTGATGCTCCCACCATTTCCGATGCAATTAAATCTTTCTATGATTTTGTCGGTTCTGATATCCTTGTAGGATATAACGTAAATTTCGATATCAATTTTATTTATGACGTATTGCAGGATACGCACAGCATTGATTTTACCAATTCCTTTGTTGATGTAATGCGCTTTGCAAGGAAACTGCTGCCGGAACTGAAAAACCACAAACTAGAAACGGTTGCCGCTCATTATAAAGTTTCTTCCCCGGCGCACCGCTCCTATGCTGATTGTGAAGCCTGCAACACCTGCTATCAAGCATTGCTTTCTGATGCAATTTCACAATACGGGGACTTTGACAGCTTTAAGGCTTCTTATTCCAGCCGCCAGCTACATGCAAAAGATATTACGGCAACTACAGATAATTTTGATATCAGCCACCCGCTTTACGGCAAGCTCTGTGTATTCACTGGCACATTAGAAAAGATGCAGCGTAAAGATGCCATGCAACTTGTGGTAAACCTCGGCGGGCAGTGCGGGGATAACGTCACAGCCAAAACAAATTATTTAATTCTCGGCAATAATGATTTTTGCAGTCTCATAAAAGACGGTAAAAGCAATAAACAGAAAAAGGCTGAATCACTTATTTTAAAAGGCAAGGACATACAGATTTTATCTGAAAACGTATTTTATGATCTGGTTTTAAATCAGTAGGCAAAAAGGGTAACGGCTCACACCGCTACCCTTTCTTTTATCCTCTCATTGTTTCTAATGCTTTTTCAATATTGCTATCGCTCAATAATTCATTGCATCGTTTCTGCTGTGCTTCTCCTGTGGCTTCTACATCGTATGCCGGGCACTCGTCACAGCCTTTATTGTGCCCGCTACATATTACCAACGCCGCCAAAACTCTGCCCGCTGTTTGTGCGTCCATATTATGCTCTTTTCAGATAATCGCTATGGCAGTATCCCGTTACGTTTCCGCAGGCAACATACAGCCATTTTGCACCTGTCCCCTTTTCTTTGTTGTAATATCCGTAACAATGTACTTTGCCACCCTCTGCGATAGTTCCATAGTCCGCTTTTGTTTTTCCTGCTCCTGCTCTCATGTGCAATTTGTCCGCTGTAACAACATATGCACCCGCCAGCGTCTTATCAAAACACAACGCTGATTCTGGTTTCTGCGTCTGCTTTAATCCACTGCTGCCGCTTGTGCTGGTACTGTTGTTTTTGCTGTTGGCGGTATATGTATAATACTTATTGTTTGTATTCGATGTATAAGCATAGCCGCAAGATGCGCCCGCCCATACAATCTTATACCAGCCATTTGCCAACACCTCCAGCACTTCTACTTTTGTGCCCGCTTTAATCGAACTGTATACAGTATTGCTCTTTACTTCTGCTACGCTTCTGATGTTCATATCGCATTTTGCAACCGCTGTACCAATTCCTTTGCCAGAATAGTTGTTATTTCCGGCGTACCCGCCAATCCCGGCTTTTGCAAGCGTCTGTGCTGCGTATGTTCCATTTGTCAGCCCGCATACGGTGTGTGAGCTTTCTTTTACATAGATTGCACCTCTTACACAGTAATTTTCATTTTTCAGAAATGCACTGTCTGTAATGATTTTGTAGCCCGCAGCCTTTAATGCGTTACGCATGGTTGCTGTAGTCCACCCATTACTGCCATGCGTTACGCCTGCTGCGCCAGATGCAACGGCGCACACGTTCTGGAACTCGCTACAGTCCGTATTGCACAGCCCTACTTTTGACAAATCATAATTTACTTTCTTTGCCTCTGTGTTCAGCGTGTTTCTATCGCCCTGTCCGTATCCGATATTGTTATTTGCACAGCCTGCCTCCACCGCTTTTGCGTGCTTCTCTCTTACGTTTGCGTCCGGGTGGATTGCCATAAAATCCCATGGTTTACTATAAAAGTTTCTTACACATACCTCTTTTCCCGTCTGATCTCCCTTTTTTCCGTTAATAGTTCCGTTCTCGCTGATGCTTGCGTGTCCAATCAATACGCTCATATAGTTTTATCCTCATTCTTTCTATTCAGCGTCTTTTGTGATTCCTGCCAGTAGTTCCCTTATCTTTTGTACAGTTTCCATGATTTGCTTATAAAGGTTGTCATATCCAAACATTGCCGCATAGCATACCAAAAAGCCCAGCGCAATAGCTGCTACCCAGTAATACCACAACATTGCAATATTAAAATACTGTGCAAATGCTGCTGCGGTAATCAATGTAGAGGCAATGGCTACAATCATTACCCACACCTGCACCGGGAACTTGTCCCACGCAACAACCTTTTTTGTGATTGCCACAATAATATTTACCCACAGTGTCAAAACCATTACAGCAATCAATGCTGCCGCTACATAAAAAAGTACTTTTTCCATTTTCTCTATTCCTTTCCATTTTCTTTTTCTTCTGTGTCATTCATGCCACCCATTAACTGCGGGTACTCCTGCGTTATCTTGTCATAAAGAAGCAACCCACCCAACAAAAGCGGTACGCCCCACCATATAATTGCCGTCATAATGGAAATAATAAATACAACCGTTATGTACAAGCTGAATGGTTCGTTTTCATCTTCTATCGGATATTCCGGGTATAATTCCTGTTCCTTGGCATCTGCCTTTGCTGCCCACGTAAAAAAAGCAAATAAACCAATAAAAGTAATGATTGCACCTATCAGGTACACAATTCCTATAACTCTGATATTTTCCATGATAAAGCCCATATTACCACCTTACCCCTCTGCGTTATCGTCTGTTTCTTCCTGCGGCGTTTGCTTACTGGTAACAATCTTGCAGGCGTTTTCTATTCCTGCTTTAATCAGATATCCACCAACAACTACCCGGAATGTTTCGTTTGATTCTGTAATCAGTGTTGTTATTGCCGCTGTGTTTCCTATGAACTGTAGCTCTCGCCAACATAAAACCATTGCGAACACAAACGACACAATGTATAAGAGTGTTACCGTCCACACCACTTTTTTACTGAACTCCCACAGCCAGCTTACCGCCGCCTGTGGTGTCACTCTTCTACGCCGCTTTCTCCTGCGATATGTCATTTACTGCTAATGTATCCTTTCTGTTTCTAAATTACCGTCTGATAATGGCAGTTGCATAAATCTTTCATGCATTGCGTGTGCTACATCATTGCCGCCCAGCTTTTCATAGGCTTTATATGCTGATGTTTCAGCCTGCTTTGCCCATGCCGGGGCTTCTTTGCGTTCCTCATACTTTAGGCAAATATCTATGATTTGCTGCCGCAAAAGTGCCTGCAATCCCTCACGCACTGCCTTGTTTTCTTCTCTTTCTTCCTTATGCTGCTGTTTCTCTTTTTTATAAAGTGCAATAAGAATTGCATACGCTCCGGCAAATAACCATGCTACCCAGTTTGCCGTAATGTAAGTTGTTACCTGTTCTACCATTTTCTCTGTGTTTCTCCTATGCCTCGTATTTTTCGCCTGTAATCTGCTCGTACTGTTCCTCTGTAATCCCTCTGCCCTTTACCTTACGCTCAATGCGTACCCAGCCTTTTAATGTTGCCTTTGTGATATAGCCTTTATCGTATTTCTTTTTCAGTTCTTCGTACATGTCTGTGCCGCCTTTCTACTGCTCCATTAACATTTCAAGTGTGATCTGCGTTTCTGTCTGCTGCATCTGCAATGCAGAAATTTCCTGCATGATTGCCTCTGTAGTTGGGCTTAATAATTCTGCCTGCTGGCTCTCATACTCTTCTTTATCCTGCGTACATTCTTCATATACCCACTTTTCGCCTGCCTTGCTTTCCTCATTTTCGTTGCTCATTGGTACTCTTTCAATATTGCGCCTCTTATATACAAGGTGCGGGCTGCTTGTTATATCCAGCTCTTTCGGTTTTTCTTCTGCGGTGCTTTCTGCTGCGTACCATTCCATTGCGTATGTTCTCCTTTCTTGCGTGCTTTGAAACCAGCGTTTTTAGCACTTTCACTTTTACATATGGTTTTATGTATCTTTCGTAATATGCGTAAGTGTCACTATGCCAAATCCAGCCCAGCCTAGAAAGTAAACTACCTGCATCTACCCACGTAATCTTTTCTTTTCGCTTTACCCGGTTGACCTTGCCACGTATGCCCTGTAATATGCTCTTTCGTATCGTTGTTCTATCTCTATAAAATTTGAACCCCATAAAGTCCAGTGGTCTGCCTCTGCGCTTGCCTTTTCTGTCTACATAGTCAAAACGGAATACCTGCCAGTTTTTCTTTATTTGTAATCCCAGCTCTTCCGTTATAAATTTCTCAATTTGCAGCCTCGCTTTATGCAGTTCCTTTTTATTGTTTCCGAATATAACCATATCGTCCATATACCGTATGGGCAAGAACGTGGAAACTGTAGAGGACGATGTGTTACCGAGCTGGGACGATGCAAACGAGGGAGATGTAATTGCGGTATTTATGAGTTTCTCTGATTACGTTATCAATACCAACATGGAAATGCAGGTAGTGAAGTGGACAGACCACGACAACAACAAAATCAAAAATAAGTGCTTAATGGTTGTGGACGGCAAGGTAGCCGATGCAAACGGCATTATCTTAGTAAAAAAGGGCGTTAAGTCGGTATAAGGAAAGAGAGGCACAATATGGCACATTTTGATGTAAAAGAGCTTGAAAAGCGAAAAAAGGAAGATTTACAGAAACTTGCAAATGAGCTGGGGTTGAGTGACATCGGAACGAAAGAAGAGCTTGCAAAGAGAATTGCGGCAGTAGATGCAGAAGAGCAGGAAGAGAAAGAAACGCAGCAGGGAGAGCCGCAACAGCCGGAAGTACCGGGAGAAGCAGAACAGGAAACGCCAACGCCGGAAGTGTCCGAAACGGACACCGAAAAAGCCAGTGTGAAAGTAACGATTATTGAAACCTACAAAGATAAACAGGCACAGCAGACATTTAGACCGGGCAAAGAATTTGTTGTAACAACAGAGCGGGCAGAGGTTTTGGTGGCAGCAGGAGTGGCGAAAATCACAAAGTAGAGGCGGTTTTATGGAAACAATATTAACAGATACCATAAAAAGCAGCATGAGGATTTTAAGCAAATCCGCAGTGATTGAACAGGACATAAACAACAGTATTGCAGCCTGCAAGTTGGATTTACAGCTTGCAGGCGTGGTAAATATCAACGAAAATGATGCGCTCATTATCAGAGCCGTTACGTTGTTTGTGAAAGCAGAGTTTAATTACCAAAATGCAGCAGATAGATACAAACAGAGTTATGAGGCGTTGAAAATGTCGCTGTGTCTTGCCGGAGATTACAACACAAAAGAGGGATAAGATGCAGGAAGAAATTACGTTATGTGAGCAGATCAATGACAGCGAGGTAGAGAAAACTATTATTTTCTGTGACGTTGAGAGCATTACGCAAAGTGAGTTTGAGGCGGTAGGGCAAAAGGACATAAAGCCGCAATATAAATTTGTGGTATGGAGTTTTGAATACAGCAATCAAACAGAGATTGAATACAACGGGCAGAGGCTGACGGTATACCGAACATACAAACGGAAGAACGAAGAAAAGACAGAATTGTATGCTGAAAAGCGGGTGGGCAGACGTTGAGCAAAGAAGTAGATATAAAAGACCTTGCAACAGAGATTGCAGCCGGGCTTACAGAGTACGACCAGAATGTAGCAGACGAAATAAAAACGATAGTTGATGATGTGGCACAAGAGGGCGTGGACGAACTGCAACAGAGCAGCCCAAAACTGACAGGCAGTTATAGAAGAGGTTGGAGAAAAAAACAGACCTATGCAGATACCCGCACCAAAAGAAATACTGTGTTTAACAAAACGGATTATCAGATTACGCATTTACTGGAATATGGACATGCAAGCAGAAATGGCGGGCGTGTAAAGCCGAGGGTACATATTAAGTCTGTAGAGGAAAAAATGGTAACAGAATTGCAGGAGCGCATAGAAAAGGCGGTGCAGCAGTGAGATTAGAAACAATTATTGACAGGGCAAAAGCAACGGGGCTGCCACTTGCAAAAGATGCGTTCCGGGAAACAAAGGAAAACCCGTTACCAGAGCCGCCGTATCTTGTGTATATCGTGCCGCAGGTAGTGGGGCGTGGAAGTGATGAAAGAATTTTGTTACATGAGATACACGCAGCACTGGAACTGTACACAGACAAGGTGGCAGACGGCAGTTTAGAGAAAGAAATTGAAGAAAAAGTGTTATTTGATGTGGATTACACAAAGTACCAAGATACGATTGAAAGCGAGGATATGGTACAGACCGCATACGAATTTACAATTTACGAGAAAGTGAAAAAGAAAGGATAAGGATATGGACAGCGAAAGAATTATTTTAGGCAGTGGAAAGCTGTATTGCATGGTTTTTACTGGGGAAATCCCGGAAGATACAGCGATTGAAACAGACGAAAACCAGCTTGCACATATCAAGGGCGGCGCATCGTTGGAGTACACCGCAGAAACATATACAGCAAAGGACGATTTGGGCGTTGTGCAGAAAACGATTTTAACCAGCGAAGATGTGACATTAAAGGCAGGCTTGCTTACATGGTGCGCAAAGACACTTGAAAAGCTGTGTGCAACAGCGAGAGTAACCGAAACAGCCAAAAAGAGAACCGTAAAAATCGGTGGAATCAAAAACCAGAACCATAAAAAATATCTCATTAGATTTTTACACGAAGATAGTGAGGACGGAGATATCAGAGTAACGATTGTGGGAAGAAATGAGGCGGGCTTTAGCTTTACATTTGCCAAAGATGCAGAAAGCACAATAGAGCCGCAGTTTAAGGCACACCCAATGGATAAAGACGGTACATTAC